GCGGATTTTAATATATCAATTGAATCGTTAAGGTGCCCTATCCCTAAATTGCACTTCCGGCAAAGAATACCACGTACTTTGTTTGTTTTGTGGCAGTGATCCACACAAACATTATGCGTTGTTTCAAGATCTTTTTCACAAATAGCGCATTTGCCGTCTTGGGCGTCTATCATGGCTTGTTTTTGCTCGACAGTTAGTCCATATCGCTTTTTGTAATTGTTCTTTTGGATTGTTGGCGCCCGACGTTCTTTATTTTCGCGGTTCCATTTTGCTGCACGTTCTGACGCTTCGTTTTTGTACATCTGATACCCTCACTGGTTTATTGGTGCGGTAGCCAGTGAGTGAGCACTGGCGGGAGGAGCAACCCTCTTTCCCGCGTTGATTGGTGCTACGCTTTTAATTCCTTAATTAATTCCGCGACTTCGCCTGCAAAGTCTACTTTAATTTCGTTTTTGATGTCAGCTTTGATTTCGCGGTTATCTTTATATGTTTCGCCAAATTGTCCACGAACTGCAATTTCTACCATGCGTGTGTTAAAATTCTTGTTGTCTACGTTGGCCAACATCATACGCTCCCAATATGCTTGAGAGTGCACTAACGCCAAGTCAAGTGCTTCAGCAAACTCGGGATACTTTTCTTTGTACGCTGCTGCTGTGGCTTTAGAAATACCTAATACGCTCCACATAATTTTTTGACTAGCACCTTCCTTACCAAGCTCAATCATGGTTTGGCACATTGCTGGATCGTATTTTGATTTGTTAGCTGGTTTTTTAGCTACCACATTTCCACCTTTTTAGAGCTGCTGCTTTTCTTGTTGGTTTGCCGTTCTCGTCCTTCATCGGGCCTTTTACGCCAGACATACGAGCACAGAATGAATCTTTGCGTGCGCCACCTTGAGGCTGTGGTGCTTTTAAATTCGAGCCAGTAGCCGCATTATACTTAGCACGACCCTTGGCGGTAAGCCCAGCGCCTTTAGACGCAGGCAACTTTTCACCACGGCCAATTGAAAGCGATACATTTTTCTTTGTTGCCATTACTTCTTTACCTTTGCGGTTTTGGCCGCCTCTTTAAAGTTACTGGCTTTTGGAGCGCCCTTGGTGCCGGGCTTGCGCATCTTCTCACCCGAGCCGGCTTTAATGCGCTCTTGTTTAGCATGAATGTTTGCGTACAAACCGGGTTTAGTTGCCATGGTTCTCTCTTTTAAATTTGTGGTCTGGGTGGTAGGATTTGAACCTACAACCTCCTCGTTCCAAACAAGGCCGTCTACCGGATTGACATTACACCCAGACTGAATCTGGGTCGCGGGTTAGTTTTCATTCTATTGACCTTTGTTTTAAATTATTGGTACGTCTGGATCCCATCCAGCTGACTTGATCTTACTCTACCTAGCGCTAGGTGCCAAGAAACTGATACCAATAAATTTGAAGATTGTTTTGGGAGCTACCCAACTCGACTCATCGGGATGAACAGCCGGAAATGGGTTGGTGGCCACAGCATTGCCCATCTTGCCTGCACTGATTGACCGATTTTATACCGCCAATCCTCAAATTTATTGGCCCGGTTGCCCGGGCGTGTTACTTAGAATATTACTGATACACCTGATGCACGCTTCACGGCCTTGACCAATTCACGCTCATTAGCATCACTAATAAACTTGTTAATTTCGATTGCCTTTTCCAAAATCTCTGCGACTGTTGGATACTTTGGCGCCAAATCTGTGGCGTCTTTTGAGGCTTTGTCTAAGAGCTTCCAAGCATCTAGGTTGGATTTGTATTGCTCTTCCATTACTTCTTTTGCTACGTTAAAAATGTTAAAGCGCATCTCGAATGGTGAGATCATGGTAATTCTCCTGTGTGTTGTGTGTGTGAAAAGTGCCCGTCTTTCCGAGCTGTCAAAGGATTTCTGAATAGGCGTGACCTTAGTTACCTATCAAAAGCGAGGTGGCGTTTTAAGTCACCTGCTGAGGGCGTCTCACGACGAGCCTCATCTATATACACTAATGCAAAAATCTAGCTAAATCCGCCCTTACATATCGTCTGGCACGATAATCGTCTTTTTCGGTGTGGATGGAGGGGTATTGCTACCATGCTCCTTCCGATACCGCAGGGCGTCATTGAGAATCATTTTGGTCATTGCCAGTGCTTTTTCTTGGTGCTCTTGCTCCATTTGGGCATTGGTTCTGGCCGTTTTCTTCTCTACTTCTTTGATGATGTTATTGCTAACACCAGCGTGCTTAAGAAGCTGCTTTAGATTCATCTTGTGCCTTAGCTACAGCGGCCAAGCTCTCTTCTGCCTTCTTAACCTGAGGGCCTGCTTGCTGTTGAATCGCGTTGATAAATGCTACAAACGTAGTGGTTGGTACTTGTAATGGAGTATTCAATACATTTAACAATGCGTTTACCTCCTTTACAGTAAACTCAAACGTTATACTAAAATCGTCCAACAGGTTTTTTACTTCTTCAGTCATTTTTACTTCCTTTCTTTTTCTTTGGTTTTGGTTCTGATGCAAATAGTGATGCTCTTGCTGCTAACTTCTCTGGATCCGTGCAGTACTGATCTAGTTCCATTTTTTGACAGTATTTATCCATCAAGGATTCACAACGCATATCGTGAAGTACTTTGATACCAAGTAAAGCATTAAGAACTTCGTCCTCAGTCATTGGTACTGGATGATCACCGTAATGTTTAAATAATAAATCAATATCATCGCTGGTTTGCCACGCCAGCATAATGGCACTTTCTAAATCGACTTTAGGGTTCATTTCTTTTTCCTTGCCTTCTTAACTTCTTTGTCAAACTCGCCCCAAGCAAAGTACCAGCGGCCTAGGATCTCAATGCCTTTAATTGTTTCTTTGTATGCTTCTACATCTTCTGGGTGCATTGACTTATTGTTTTTTAAATCGTGAGTAAGATTGACGTAATCTTCTACCAACGCGCTTTGTACAATTGTATCTTTAAAATCATCATCAATTTCAATCTTCATAACTCATACCTTTCTTTAAACTTCATACACTGCGCTGCTGCTAGGGTTACTTCTGGTTTAAACTTTGTTGTCACAAACTCACGCTTTAATTCATAGCATTCTTTTTGTGACATGGCGTCTGTGCTTGTTAGAAAAGTGCAGTTGGTACCAATGCACATGATGCTAACAAATATAAACGCGTTCACTTGCCACACTCCGAATCGCCTTCAAACTCTTTACGGCGCTCTGCTAATTCGTCTTTGATGTACCAGATTGCCTTTTCTAAATCTTCAATGGCATCGTGTTTTAAATCACATCGCCAAATATACTTCAATGCGTTACCAAGGTTAAACCCCATGTGGCGTGTGATTTCAATGCACTCGATGCCACTTGGGTGTTCTGTATAATGTTTAGGGTGATTCACTGGGTCGTGCACTTCGCATCTCCTTCAAATGTTTTTCCATAATGTCTGTCTCCTCTTCACTATCTGTTACCCAGATACCAAGGAGGTCTTTAAACCGTGACGTGTCAATGTCTTCTACACCACGGATTGTCTCCAATATATAATGCCCTTTGACTCTGTGCTCTACAATAAAGTTCATAGTCCTAGTTCCTTCTTGATAAACTCAATGCCCTTAGCAAAATGATATCGCCAGTACTTTTCGGTAACACCAATGTCGTGATAGTTTTGCCCGTCTAAGAATGCCTCGATGACAAACTGTTGCTTGGTGTTCATCTTCTGCTCAATCAATCTACGGATGTCTGCAATGTCTTCTGGATCCCATGGTAGCCAACCTTCTACTACCTGCATCGAGGAGTTTTCTGTTTCGTCCTGCTCGATTGGATCCACGTCCTCATCGGACAACCTAGGCGCTACGGCATTTACTTTGTGTTTTGTTTTTGTTCTTTTGCTCATAGTGTCTTAAAAATTGCTGCGGAATAAACGTTGCCCATACCTGCGGCAAGACTGAGAATGTTAACGCTACCATCTGCTACCCTAGTATCAGACAAAAACACGTCGTCGTATCTAGTGCGGTTTTTAATTGCTCTGATAATTCCACGGTCAAGGTCATCTAACATCAGGCAAGTCTCTAGTAAACCAGAGGCACCCATAGTATGGCCAATCCATTGTTTGTAAGACGTGGCAATGAATGGTGTATTAAAGATTTGCTTTAGCGCGGCTCTTTCTGACTGATTGTTAGACTTGGTTCCGGTGCCGTGCGTTTTGACAAGTTGTATATCTTTCGATGATATACCTGCCGTCTGCAAGGCGCCTGTTGCCGCTCTGACAAATCCCTGACCATCTTCACGCTGACCAATTGCGTTTGTGCTTTCTTCTGCCGCAGTATAAGCGCCGAGGAGTTGCGCCTTGCTAT